TCCCCTTTCGTCGCGTCTAACGTGCGACAAAGAGGTCTAGGATTATGATACCTAGAGCCCTCTCGCTCCGTCTGCCGTAGTCTTGTCCCTCGCTCCTGCTAGAGGGCGGATTCTGGCAGCCATGTCCATATGAACCGTGGTGGTTCATCGGGCAAATCCTTCAACCACTGAGCACATGAGAGCGTCTCAGTCATGTCATGTCTTTTCTCCAGCCATGTGGCTAGGGAATCGTCAGACAATCTTGAAACGGCTCGGCCTTGGAGACCGAGCGATTTCGCTGCGTATGGAATCTCAGATTGCAAAGTCTGAGGACCCCAATCACAGAAAGCTCTCAAGTACGCTTCATGCTCATAAGGTATATCTAGCTTAGCCTGTACAGGCTTCGCACAGATTGCCTTAATCTCAAAGCATTGAAGCTCGGCGTTGTAACGTCGTCGTAAACCGATGTGTCGGCAGGACGGCGCATCTTCATCTTCTCTGATCCAACCGAGAAGAGGAGATTTTGGAGTCACGAAGGGTATATCATACCCCCTTAGTGACTTAACCTTATACATGGCCGATCTGAGAAATCGCGCTGTGCACTCGAATCCGTTTTGAAATAATTGGGATTCTATACTAAATAGTGACAGCACAACGTCTCGTGGTGAATTCATTTCCGGGACGTACTTAAAGTACGCCGGAGTAATAACCACGCCTTTGTAGGCATGGACCCCACATGACTCACGAAACCATGACGACCTGTAGCTTTTCTCGGCATTAAATTTCATGCCGAACAGCGGTAGGTAATCATAGATGGCCTGTACGCATTCGGTTCTGACGATGATATCGTCGCCGTATACGTAGACCTCGCGAGTTAAATCACGTGGTAAGTCCGCAAGAGACAATATGGCTTTGATTAAAACAAAATGAACCAAAGCCATAACAGGGAAACACACAGCGCTGCCCATGGGTGCGAATTTCTCGCACGGCATCTCAGTCGGAAAGTCTATCAGACCTTTCACCAGATTAATAGTTCTGGTAGATAAGGCCATCAAGGCTTCGCGCATTTCCGGACAATCGTGAAAGAGATATCTCACAAGTGTCCTTGATACGCGATCCGATGCAGATGACATATCCAAAGTGGCATATCGGCCTGAACCTGAGGCATCTTTGGCTAGACAGCCATTAATGCTTTGATCGTCAAAATTGACGAACCCCTTTGTAATGGGGTGGTTCTGAATGCGATCATACATTGCATTCTTAACGGCTTGCTGTAGAAATTGTGTTTCCAACTCCTCTATGCAAATTCCCCTCGGTTTCCCGTACGTTTTCGGGACAAACTTAAATCGAGAAGAAGGCGCGCTTTCGCGCTTTAACGCTTTGAAGCGTAAAGATCCGGTCACGACGTCCCATGGATGACTGTAAAACCAGTCTTCATATGGGAAAATGTCGTTCAATTGGTCGTACAAAACATGCGGCCGGTAGCGCACATTTTTTCGTCTTGGCGTATTTGTCGCCCCGGGCCCGGGACGTGGAACGAATTTCTCCACGTCGAATTCCGGGTCCATCCCTTTGAAGATTAAGCCCACTAGCTTGCGGGCCTTCAAAAGGATAGGGTAACAAGGCTCAGAGAAGAAATCGAGATATCGTAACTCAATATCATCCTCGACGAAGCTCCAGAGCTGCTTCTGAAGCGTACTTGGCTTGTACGGCCCTCTCAGTTTCTTGAAGGCATGACACAGTTGGTACAAACACCGTATCGACTCAGTACAAGCACGCTCATCTCGGCACTCAACAACCATAGCGAATAGCTGCCGCAGAAATGCGGGGTGCTTTCCGCCTCTCACCAATTTAAATGAGGGGTAAGATGGTTGACCGTCCTCTAGATAACAAAGAAAGTTATTAAAGAGGTCGGGAAGTGTCTTAGTTGCAAAACTAAGTCCTTCACTGGCGTATCTGCGACGCAATGTTGCTACGTCACGTGAATAGTCAGCAAACCGATAATGAGAAAGACGTTGATAACAATCTTCAAGAATCTTAAGCAGATACTCCAGTACAATCGGAGCTTTCTCTGCTGCGAATTCTTTGGGCTTTGCTTGCCCAGAAGATTGGGAAGACGTTCGCCTTCGACGCTTTGGCTTTTCAGGATTGCCCATAGGGTTAATCCTCCAGCCTCTGTGTCTATTCTACCCATCTTATTCAATGAGGAACCAACGTCTGATCGATCTTAGCGTGCCTTTGGCACATTAGTGTTAGGGTCGGGAGGATTTTGAGCCTCACAACCGGGTGATGGTCGTTGCGCACTCGCAGTTTGCAGATTTTGTAGCGTCGCTCCAAGGGCATTAGTCAGTAGTATAACCTGATTAATATCCTCGCGATGCTCTTCCATCAAGTCATCGTCGTCGGTGAAACACTCGACGATAGATGGCACGATGGGCAGAATCTGAATGATTGCGAGTAGAAGCTTCACGAATTCGGTCATATGTTCTCCTTTATAGCGTAATCTTAGATTACACTACGCCGGAGCGCATTGACTTAATAACGTTGGCTTCCGTCAGCGCATCCAGCAGGACGTTAACTTCCGGCTGGAGCTCAGTCTCGGTGAACAACTCGTGGGCCACCAACGTAAAGTTGATGGTGACAGGATACAGATCATCTGTCTCCGTGTCGGCCGCGGGATGCAATCGAATTGTCCGTTGAAGCAAATTACGGATGACTGAGGTTCGAATATCGTTTTTCACAGTTAATAGAGACTTAGCGGAAATTGCCGCTGCAGACTCTATATAGTCACCCCCTCGGACTTTTACATCTGTGAGGGGACCACGATAGGCGAAAATACGATCGTCAGTTCCGTCGGTAAGTGTGACGGGATTTGCGAATAGACCCAAGAGGGCTTCTCCTTAGTTAATTGCGATATAGTTCAAAGTAGGGTTTTCGTACCTACTGAAGGACGCCCCATCGTGATGAATGGAGAGGTGCCAGAGTAACCGTTAAATCCAACAACGCAAAAGCGCTACTAAGCTAGTAGCCTGGCCAACACTCGGCAGGCTCAGCCGTGGTAAAGCTGGACCTCGGTCCGGCTCACCCACACGCCTTTCGTAGCGTGAGAATCTAAAGCCTGTGAACAGCTTATCGGCAACGCCATGTGCGGACCACTGTCCGTTAAGGCATAGCCAATAGATTCTCGGGTCCTGTGTCGTGAATGTTCCTGCTTCTCGCTCGTAGAGGAGAGACTCGCAGTACTGCGTAGTCTGCAGGTTCACATTTGGATCGGACCCCATAGCATGGAGAGAGTCAGCAACGCCAATGAAGTAATCAAGGACGAAGCTGAGAGGTAGAGCGTTCCACACTACCTCGGCCGTGAAGTCTAGGCCCCAGTACTTGCGAAAAGCTGCAAGCGCAGGGCGTTTACGGTATGTATAGTAGTATTCCATACTAGCCGTAAACCGTGCTTTTTGAACCTGTTTCTTGGCCATATAAAAGTAGGCCGGATTCAGTTCTTCCACTATTGCGTCGTTGAATAACACTTCGCTGTAGTGGGCACGCTGTTGCTGTTGACCTTTGTCAAAAAAGTCCTCTTGTGCCTGAGCTACCACAGCTGCCGCTTGTGAATGTATTGTTAATACATCACGGACGGTTGGCTTGATGGCGAACTCATTAGTAAGGTACAAGGCAGCAAGACCTCGGGTGGACGCGTCTAAAGAGCGTATAACTTTCGGCAGGGTGCCAACTGTTAAGTCGGCAAATCCTACCTTTCGCTCAGTAGACTTTAGCAGCTTCTTGAGGTTTTTCATGGACTCGCCCAAATCGCGATAATTCACGCGCAGGGCATGTTTCATGATATCTCGGAAATCTTTCAGCTCAAAGATAAAATTGAGCATAGAGATCCGGCCCTCAAAACGAGGCTGCATGTTCCACCAGGCTCTACGACGAGCGCCTTCACAGGCGTTCCAGAGGGATGCACCGACGTCTTTACCGGCTAGAACAAAATTCCGGTACGTGGTGCTTGGGGCTGGCATAATCCTATAAGGGTCGACAAAATGCCGATCATTATAGCGAATATTCTTGTACGTCATGCAGTACGGGTACATTATTCCCGTCAGCTTTTCGTTTAAACAAGAATTGTAAACCGGCCTCTCCATCTCGGAAGACTCAAACCTCTGGTAACCTTCAAAACCAGGGGCGTAAAGCGACATTGGCTGTGCG